CCAGAATTTCCGTTTCGTTCCCATCACTGCTCTGTCGAGTCATCCAAGACCCTTTATCGGGATCAAAGATGACAGTATCGCCAAGCCAAGCAGGGCCACGTACCTGCGTCTGCCGATGAGGCAGATGCTTAAGCGCGTGGAACCATGCTCTATTGAGATTAGCAGCCGAAACTGCTGTGAGTCTCTCCGAGCAATGCTTGATTTGATTGATGACAGAACGGATTTCATTGGAGCCACAGTCGTACACCTTATCGATTGAGAACGGACGAACGTTACTTCCGAGGAAGTAGTCGCCGCCACAACTCTCTCTAAAAGGGTGTTCACCGTGGAAACTCTTTCCATCATTGACAGAAAGGCCAAAGAACTCCAACATAGATTTCAAATCCGAGTAAAGCTCGTCACGGACGATTATGTCGTCGCCGTAGACGAATACGTCGAACCCCAACTCACCCCAGAATCCTGCTCGTCGGGTGACATAGCAGGCCATGGCGGCAAAGAGAAGGGATTCTAGCTCGAAAGTGAACCCGTTACCCATGGAGGAAAACTTCTCTAAGCGATAAGGAACCTTGCGGTCCTTACCCCCCGATACATTTTCACATGAGCCGTCAGTGGTTTCCCTCTCGGGAACATTAACGTAGTGAGTCCGGCAGCTGTCAAGCTGCTTGAACCACTGTGACGGGAGCAACGCCTCCACCAGGCGTATTGCTATCGTATCACTGGCGCTTGACAAGTCGATCGTAGCGAACGCTCGACTCACAGATGCACCACACGCAACTTCGCGGTGGATAGGCTGTGCCTTCCTCAGGTCCCACCCATGGCTTTTGAAGGCCACGGGGGTTCCCGGCAGTAGAGACCAACCCGTGTTTGCTCGCAAGAGCGCACGGATCAATCTCCCATAACCGAGTTGGACTGAGATATTCAGAGAGGGCTGAAGCTCGGCTGGTCGGTCGATCAGCGCGGTCTTCGGTACTGTAAAGTACTCGCCTCCTCTTACTAAAGAAGGTGTCAATCCTGCGTCAACCATGTGGTGATGCCACATAGTGCCAATAAAATGGCGATACCCGAAGGCATCATATTCAGGGGTGGAAGAAGGACAATTCGAGATCTTGTGAGCTACCGTAGCGGAATAGCCCCTGTCGGAGAGTGTGGACCCCGGTGAGAAACCAAGTTCTATTTTTGAACCAGGTCCCCGACCGATCCAAGACTCTATGATTTTCCGGACGCCGTCGATATGACGGGCAACCGCTCTGTCGGTGTCTGAGTGGTGAACACAGCCACGTCGAAAGGCATAGAGTCGTTGGTTAGTGCGGAAACAAGCATGTTCTGAGGCAAGCCACTTTTTAAAGGTGGCCGCCTTTCGATCATGGGACGTTTTAAAGTCCTGTACTTTCTTAAAGGCTGATGCCGCAATGGCATCACGAAAGTACGTTTCCGCATTCTGGTATGCACGCGGATCACAACGAGTTGTCATGACCGCTTCCCAATCGCCCTTGATAGCATCTTCAGCTATCTTAAACGAAAGGGGACTCTTTAGCGCGGCATTTAACGCGCGCGCCAAACCGGTGACATCAAAGTCACGGTTCCGAGCTTCCAACCACGATAGTTGAGAATTGTGAAGCATTGACGATCTCCAAGTTCATGACCCCTACTCGCCTCCCGGCGATCAGGGTCGGATGGACTTCGGCCAAGAAGGCCGGGTCAAACGAATGCGGTTTGAGTGACGAACCCAGACCGTATCAGGAAGGAACCCATAAGGTTCGCAAACTGGGTACCGGCCTCCTGAACAACGCTCACAGGGATACCTTGCGGTACCGTGAGAACGCCGTTCTTGAAGGTAACCTTCGAACCGGGCACGACAACTTGCGAAGTCGTGGTATCGGTATAGAAGTATGGGTACTCGAAGATGACGTCGACACGGCGGATGCCCTTCTGCGACTCGGTAACCCTCGTTGAGAAGGTTGGCCGAGCCGCGTACGGGGCAGTATTGCCAGTGTCTTGACGCCAGACAGCCCACGTGCCGTCTCCGGCAGACTTGGAGAGAATGTCATAGTCAATGTTTGTGACATTGTCATACTTCTTGATGGTAATCACTGTCATTGCAGGCATGATAAAGTCCTAGCTATTTCCTCAACAGTTGTACCAGGAGAGCTATGTAAGACACAGCTTCACTGTAACTGCCTATGGAAGGTGAACGCAAAGTCAGAGTGGGCCCAAGGAGGCTCCCTGACCGCCGCTTAGTGATCGAGATGCCCTTAGCAGTATAGGTATCTGTGATGGTCGGGCCGAGACCGTAGTCTCGCCACTCCACCATTAGACCCGTTTGCTGAAGGACAACTTTTCTCACAGTCCACACCTGCGTAAGTGTGAACCCGTACGTATCAGTCAATGAACCTATTAGCTGCCCGATGTTGACGTATTTGTCAACTAGAAAGCTGAACGGCGTGGTTGCCCACCAGATCTGAGGTATGTT